CCCGCATGTGTTATTGTTAAATCACTCATTTCTTCTCCATTTAAAAAATTATGCTAGGGGGCCATAAAGACCCCCTAACGATTACATCATTATGATGGGTCAGCACCAATGCCAGCAATACTAAAACCTATGCCAGAATTAGTTCCATCAAGCCAAAGCTCAGTAGCTTCAGAACCTCCACCATAACCATTTGCAGCAATCATAACAATCTTGACATATTGCGCATTTTTCGGTAAGAAAAACGCTTCAAGAGTATTATCTGCTGTTAGGCCAGTTTCTGCATCGCCTTCAGTTGCCTTGGCATCATACCAAGTCTGCGAACTAGAAGATAATGCGGCTGAAGGGTCTGCACCTACTCCGCCAACAGTTACGTCTTGGCCAGAATCCATTGTATACTGAACTTTAGCAGTGATATTTGTAGCTTCATCAGCTTGCGCAAGAACAATTTTAGCTCCTGTGCATGGAAGAGAACTTCCAGATGTTTCTAGAGCTCCACCACTAGAATTAGCAGCAACAGTAATAGTTTCTGTAGCTTTAACGTAACCATCTTCTTTTGCGTATGTAAATGCCATAGTCTACCTCCCTTAACTAAACTTCAATACAGCGTGAGTTTCTGGTAGGCTTATTTCAAGACCAGCTTCAGTAATAACTTGGTCTTGTCTGCCATCAACTCCGTTGTTTTGAACATTAGTTTCAATGAAGGTGTCTCGACTAACACCGTTACCTACTAGTGGTCTGTATGCTACATTTTTCATATCAACTGCAACACAATAATCTTCCCAAGGACCTCTTAGTAGAGGCTCAGCAACAAAATGCAAATTACCAAATATAGTATTTACCATTGTTACTTGGTGACCAAACGCTCCCTTAATATTTTGAACGTCTAGATTGTATTGAGAACTGCCAACAGTATTATTTAAAAATGAGCCAGAACCTAACTTATTGAGATAAGTAATTACTTTTCTTGAAGCAAGAACTAACTTGTTCCCAGAATTTCCACCTTCAGGTGCAAAGAAATCTTCCATTGCATCTAAAAAGGCATCGTATCCTGAAGAAGCATAAGTCATATTATATACCTTACCATTTGCTTCTGTATAAGGTACAATACCATGAGTATATCTAGTACTTGTTGCTCCAGCAGTTGCATTACCTAAGCCAAACAAAAAGGCTTGTTCCATATCCATTTTATGTTCCATAAGTTTATCTGTCCAGATTCTTTGGAACTCATTTTTAATACCTCTGTATTCAGTAGCAAGAGCTGTTCCAGAAAAGACATTCATTCCAGTTTTGAAAATTTGACAATAGCCTTCGCTATCACTCATTAAATCTTCCCAACCTTCAGGAGTGTCAGTTCCTTCAGCCCATGCTGAGCCAATTACTTGACCTTTAGCACCTGCAGAAATATCATCATTACTTGCAATAGCATCAATAGCTGTCATTGAAGCTGCTGCAATAGTAACTTGACCGTCAGTACCATCAGTACCTGCAAAAGTTAATCCAGAACCTGATGTTGCTGCCTCTGCTATTTTAATTCGCTTAACGCCTTGGTCAAACTGAATAGCCAATACTAATCCACCTACAATAAATTCAGGTCTACAATCATTTTGTATTTTACCTTTACTGTTGTAAGGAGCTGTTATTACTATATTTTCAGTTAATGCTGCACCTGAAGCAGTTGCTGTCATGTTTGCATTCGCCTCGCATGTAAAGTTACGTCTTTGGTATTGATGTCTCTGTTCTAAAAACTTAAATACAGGGTCGTTAGTAGCTTTTTTTGCAACTTTATTTAAATACACGAAGAAAGGACTTTGCTGAGGAGCAAGTTCGGCAACCCTATCACCAAAATTAAACTTTCTACGAGTATTGTCTAAGTCTACACCTGTACCAGCTTGATTTGCACTTATACTTGTGAAATTAGCCATTGTGTCTCCTTTTACTCTTAATTAACTCTCTCTCAGCTGTCGTGGGACCTTCGAGTAGAGTTGGTTACCACGGATTCTTATTATTAAAATCCGATATTAAACTATCCATAATCTTATCAGAGTCTGTTCTTGCATCATTCCCGCCACCTTGACCTGTCTGAACACCCATCGGAGATGGTATCTGCTGAGCTCTTTGTGTTTGTTGAAACTCAGGACTTGGTCCAGCATTAGCTTGTGGTTGGCCTTGGCCTTTCTGCAATCTATATAACTGTACAAGATTATCTAAACTAAGTGAATTAGGGTCTGACATCTGTTGGATAAACTCTTGAGCATCAGAATCATTAAATCCATAATGACCTTGAAGATGAGTATTGACATCAGCCATTTGCTGCTGTTGAGCTGCATGCGCCTGTTGTCTTTGTATTTCATCTTGCCTAGATTTCTCTTGAGCATCAAACTTTTCTTGCATCTGAGTTACGGTATACTCTTGTTTTAAAGTAGCGTATTCAGACATGTTATCACGCCATTCCTCATATTCATCTAAGTACCTAGCGCTATCACTAGTAGGGTCGCTATACGCTTCCTCTCTGCTATAGCCTCTAGGTTTTTGGGGTCTTTCTGGTGGCTCAGGGAACTCTTCGACAGGTTCTGCTTCCTGTTGTGGAACTTGCATTGCTTGCATTTGAGACTGTAATTGTTCATTTTGCCGCTGAATTTCTGCCAATTGATTATCACGCTGAGCAGTTTGGCTTTGCCAGTACTCAAATCGTTTTTCATCATTTTTAGCAGAATACTCTTGTGCTTGTTCCTGTATTGGAGCAGGTTCAGGGGTTTCAGCTACTGCTGGAGCCTGTTCCTGTGTTTCTGTTGTTTCCTGAGTACCTAAAAAAGCATCCTCAATCGACATGCTATCATTAGAGCCTTCTGTTGGCCATGGTCCTTCAAATGCAGAAGTTGCATCATTTGGATTAGCGCTTTCCATCGGGGTATCTATGTTGTCTGTCATTTCTTTTTACTCACTTTCGGCTTGCCCTGTTTGCCGCTTACGGGGGTAGAAGCCTCTGTTTTTATTGAACCAGCGATATCACGCTTGATTACGGCCATATTGTCGTCAAGTCGTTTTTCATAAACAGAGCTTGCAGCTTTCGCTTTATTACTAACTTGGTCAAGTTCTGTTTTAAACTTCTCAACTTCAATTCTTTTCCTAAGGTTAATTGACTCTCTATCTCTAGTTTGTAAATCACCCTTTAATTTTTTAATTTCATCGACTGCTTGTTGCAATTGTGTTTGTAGTTGTCCGACTTGGTCGGTTCTTTCAACAACACCCTCCATATCAAATACTTCTGTCTTCTTGAGAACCTCAATTCTATCAACCAATCCTTTCTGATAAGCATCCATGTAAAATTCAAGTTCTGCATATCTATTAGAAGGCAATGTACTACCTGATAGATAAATTACGTCATATTTTCCAACTGTAATATCATTAAATGTAGTAATTTCATTTGTTTTATCGTCAATAAGCTTTTTATTAACAACAAATTCACTCAATGAGTTATTAGGTTGTATTACTCTAAACACTTTTTCTTGCGTATACAACTGCTGCATTAAAGGTATGGCTATTTGACCAACTTTAGTCAAACCAGCTTCAATATCAGCTAATTTTGATTTAATTTTTCTTTGTCCAAATTCATCAAGACTAATAGTAGCCTTGTAGGTTTGTGGAGCAGCTTGGGCATTACCCATCATCATTTCATATAATCCTAACTGATGGTCGATATCTTGCTTAGCTACTTGCTCACCGCTATAAAGTTCGTTTGGAAGCGGAGAGGGTTGAACAGGCATTGGTGCGCCATCTGTTGGGTCATAAGGAATTGCGACACCAGGCTGAGCCCATTTCTGCTCAAATTCTGACATGTCTACACTACCTTCTGGAACAAGTATCTTAGTATTAGTACTTGTTGTTGCATGCGCTACTATTAACGAACGCATTTTATTTATATATTCTTGAAGCCCTTTTATCATCCTTACATCAGATTGAGGATAAGGAGTTCTTGTATGTAAGCTCATAAATGGTACAATTGGATAATCTTCTATTGGAAGTTCTCTGCTGTATAAATGCTTATCACCCATTATAACGCACATTTTAACTCGTTTGATTTGAGTTACAACCGTTTGTATTAGTTGTCGTTCAATAAGTTCTGCAAAACTTACCTCTTCAACATTAATAGGCTCAGGAGCAATAGGAATTTCTGCATTCCCATCTAATCCCATACCCGTCATACCAGATTCCATTTGAGTCTGATACTGTTGTCGTTGTTGTTCTAATTGAGATAAAATTACCTTTGCTTGTGCGGGGTCATCAATTATTTCGCCATTAATTATATATGCTTGTTGTTGAACG